TTTTTCTTTTTAAATATATTTTTACTCAAACCACTTTCATGAGAGAGGCTTTTTGTAAAAGTCTTAACTTCAGTAGATGCTTGAGCGCCAGCCTCTATTCTAGGTACGTATAGCAAATCTTCATGATTTGTTTTTATGCTTAATTCTAAATTTTCTAAATCTGAATAAATAGAATCCATAGTTCCATACAAACAAAACTTCAATGATTGCCTTCTTTCTTTGTTGAATTGCTCTCTTAAATTAAAATCGTTATTAATTATTTCAGTTTGCAATTCATCTGCAGAGTTATATATTTCTAAATTTATATATAAATCTTTATTTACCCGAGGTAGCACATCTTTTGTTCCTAATAGTATTTTTCTCTTGTCTTTCATATAATTTAACTAATAGGCCTTATTTTATAGGTCTTATTTTTCTAATCCCAAAACCTCCATCGCTACAATGAATACCTACTTTTGCATCCTTAAATCTAAGTTCCACTCTGTCTGACCTTGTTTTTTCAAAAACCAAACCATTAACTTCATAGTCTCCATCTTTCGTAAAGTTACTTTTACACTTATCAACATAAACCTCACCATCTCCATCTTTTTTCAATCTTACATTTCCATCACAATCAACTATAGTAGAAACAAGATACTTTTTTGGTACTTTCCCTGAAACATCTGTACTAGATGAAAAATCAGCGTAATAAGTTAAAGTCCCTGCATTGGTAATTTCAGTATTTATAAACGAACAAGCATACCTAGCAGTTTTGTAAGTGTTTTCTATAAAATCAAAATCAGTATTACCATCAAAAGTAACAGTGCTAGATGCTGTTATTGTAAATGTAGACTTATCCCCAGGATTAATCTTTTTCTTAGTCCCATTTACATTTACCTCAGCAACTATAGAACCATCATTTCTCACTTCTAGTTGCGAACTTGAAGATGTTGTCATTTCGTCTTTTTGACTTCCAAACTTTAATTTTAATTCTTGACTTGTGGTCTTTTTGTTATTTCTCAACATGTCACCTATTTCAAATTGTGCATACCTTTTTTGTAGAGGAGGGAGTCTTGATGCTAATTCTTGAGGCAAATCATCTACTATTCTATAAAAGTCAATAGTACCATTTCTTATCCAGCTAGGTCTTGCTGTAGTGTCCATTCTTATCGTCAAGTTCTCACCTTGCCTAAACATAGATGCGGAGTAACTTGTTGGATATATGTTTGGGGGCAATGTAGAAGATGACTTAATGTCTGAGCTTAACATAATATCACCCCAACTATAGTGAGTAATTCTACCCCAACCTTCAGGTTTCATAAAGTAACTAAATCCACACTCTAGCCTCTGATATTCTTCTCCATTTTTTACGGTAAATGTTTTGCCTGGGAACAGTTGTGAATTTCTTGCTTTTCTAAATCCGTTTGAATATTCTTCATGCCAAGCTACGTTATTTTCATACTTATATATACTTCCCTTAGTAACGGTTTGCGCAAATTTATTATAAATTGCATCACCACCCTCTAAAGGGGTCATAAGCCCATATCCACTAGATGATTCTTGACCCCAATAAAGACCAGCCTTATCTCCGTCTAAATATCTAGGTTCAACTTGATTAGAAAAGCTTTTATCTTCGTTAAGTTCTGTAGGCTCTGAAGGTATACTGTAAGGTGCTGGGTAGTTTATTGTCCATGGTTGTTCATATGGAAAAGTGTTTAATGAAAAATTTTCAACCTCTCCTGTAGCGGAATCGGCATCAGAACCTGGCCCTCTGTTTAAATCAAAATGATTAGCTTTTTTTGAACCAGTTGAAAGTGCGCTCCTAACAAAACCTGTAGCACGAAAAACATTCGGTATACTTTCGTAATACATTTTTAACTGATAACATGAAAGCCAAACCCCCTTTGAGCCACTAATGCTTTTTCTGCCACTATCTTTTGAGGCGTATCCATTTGGGTCATATAAATTTGATGGCAATTTGAATGCTTGATATTGGTTTTTAGTAAATTCTATATTTGGCTTTGAAAACCTAAGCTCAGTGAACCATTCTTGTCTTTGAGTTTTTATTCTAGAAAAAATATCTGAAATTTGGACAGCTTCAGTAGTGAGGGGATAGCCTTTTTTAGTCATATCTCTAGCTAAAATAGTTAGTGGAGAAAAGTTTCCAGAAGCAAATAACTCTTCCATATTTGTTTCAGAAATAGATATTGGTGGTACATAAAATGTATTCCACTTTCTCAAGTCTAAGTTGGTAGTAATATTTACTTCGGTATATCCCGTTTGAAAACTGCCCCAGGATGAAGTTACTCCTACAGGTATTTGTCTATAATAAAAGTGAGGTATATTATCCACATTAGGCAATTCTTCAGTTGAATATGGAAAAAAATTTAAAGCCACTTCCCCTTTTGTCATGCCCTGTTTTAACAAGTCAACTTCAAATAAAATAACTTGATTTCCAACTGGGACATCTTGTATTATAAATTCGCCCTTATCATTTGTAATGGTGGAATACTTATACCTATCTGGTACAAACAAGGTCTCTACAGATTTTAACAGCGGTTTTATGCCATCGTAATCACTGTCAACCTTTTCTTCTCCAAGAACTTTTCTAGCTTGGTCTGTACCGACATCCAAAACGTAAGACTGCGTATCGGCATAGTCTGAAGGTGTTGAATTTTGAGTTAAGTTTAATGTGATTCTGTTACCATCAGCATCTTTAGAGGCGTAACTAGGAAATTCTTCTGATGGATTAAAAATAACAATGGGAACGTTCGATAAAGGTATTAATACTCTTTCCCCGTTTTCATCTAAAACTTTTTGCCTAGCCATTAGCGTTCCGCAGACAACGCCAGTTTCAGATTCTTGCTGAGGCATTTCAGTTAATGGATTGTTTTTAACACTTAAAGTGTCTAGAGTATCCATGGTTCTCTTAATGGTTACATCAGCATAGTAATCTACTTTTTTTTTGGGTGTAGAAAATATATTAGAATATGCGGAATCTCCTGAATAGCTTGCTGCTTGCAATACAAAATCTTGTATACGCCCGTTATTGGGTGGGGTGACGTCTTCTGTTTGAGACTTAAACATCTTCCCCTTAACAACGTCTTTAGACTCTTCTTCTGTTAAAAATTTATATTTATTAGTCAAAGGTATTCTTTTGCAAAATGAACCATCAACTACCTCTATAATTTCTATAACTTTGTTTGCCCTTCCCTTTATTGCATATGCTACTTCACCATCCCTTTGTAAAAAGTCAAAAACATTTATAGAGTTCTGAGGCATAATTGCAGAAGCATTTGTAAGCATTTGTGTAGCGCTAGCATCAACGGTTGAAAAGTAAGTCAACACACTTACATCTTTATTAACCTTTATTTTCTTTATAGTATCCGTCATTTAAAGTAGATATGTTGTTATTTTAATACATTTTTAAAAAAAGTAAATATACTTTAATCTCTTTCGTCAAAAATTCTAAAATAAATTTTTTCACTTAAAACCCTTTTAGTTCCCAGCTCGTTTACTCTTAATTCTATAGTATAATTCTGATTAGGCAAGAGCCAAGATGTGTCTAAATCCATAAACTCCTTAGTGCAACCACCTATAACTAAAGTGCTGAAAGAAGACCATGGAATAGTTTCTGTAATTTCATTTTGAACCATTCTATATTCTAAGCCATAATATTCAGTTGGAGATTTTGTGCTATATTCAACTCTAGTTTCTGCATATACCCTTATAACTTCTCCTTTTTTTAATATTTCATTATTAGAAATTCCATACAAATCAACAACATATTCGTTAATTTCTTTAGGGTAGTTATTATAATAATTTCCTAAAATTTGAAATTTCTGTTCATAAGTTTGTACATCAACTCCTGGGTCGAACGTTATATCACTCCACACATCTTTGTATATTTGACTTTTAGTCGCTCCCGTCATAAGAATGTCAACATAATAAACTCCTTTAGTCAACTGCTTAGGCACCAGTCCAGTTATTACATCTTGATTTGAAGACGTTTTAATTGATACGGTACCTGCTGAAAAATAGTTAGCAGATGTATTTCCGCTAAACAAGCTAAGAAATAATCTAGAAGTTCTATTATTAGCAACTCTCAATCTATCATCTCTCATTATCTGCTCATCATAAACAACTTCTAAATATGGCTTAAATGCAGTGTTGGTTTTATTTGTGTAAAATCTAGACAAATATCTAGTGTCACCCGAATTTAGCTCATAATCTCTAGCGTATGATATGGCAACACCGTTATTTTGAGAGCCTCCGCTTAGCCAATCACTTACTAAAGGCGTTATATCCATGTCTAAATCCTCATCTCCCACATCGAAGTGTTGACTATAATTTTGTGCAGTTGACGCTGTTGGGTTAGTAAATATTCCTGGCTCATCCCAAAAGTCCAAACTTGTTGCACTGTTCCAGTTGGAGTATCCAGTTAAATTAGTATCCCCCTGACTTACCTTTATGTATTCAGAACCCATTAAGTCATAACCTCTTCCATTATCCCAACTTTTATTTATTGGAAAAGCAATTAAATCAAAAGATGAAGCCACTTTCTTTCTAAGCTTAGCAAGTTCGAAGTCACTATCCAACAAATCTCCATCAGGTATTACATTTGTCATTTTTAATCTGTAGGACGATATATACTCTTCATTTATCTCCTTAGAGGCTAATTTACCTTTTAATTCATCTAAATCAAATTGAATTAAAAATCGAGATATACTAGCTCTATTGCCAGTTCCTCCGTACCATAATATGGCACCTGGATTTAGTGCTGAATTGAAATTTTCAAAATAACCAGAAGCTATTGTATTGTTTTTTGTAGGATAAATTCTAAGCCTTCCCATTTTATAGTTTATTTTTATTTTAAATTATATATATTATATAATATTTATTGTATATATGTAAATAGTGCCCGAAAAAAGTCTTTATTTTTTTTGCATTTACTATTTATAAAAAAAGAATATAATGGCTAATGGTATAAATATTAAATTTCCTTTTCAGAACACAATAGAAGGTGGGGTGTTTGCAACAAACAAATCAACCTCAACTGCAATAAAAGATGATTTAATATCTCTACTAACAACAAGAAGGGGTCAGAGGCCTATGAGGAATTCTCTTTATTCTCCAATATATGATTATATAATGGAGCCTTTAGATAATTTTGTTAAGTCTGAAATGAAAAAAGATATAGAAAAAAAAGTGTCTGAATTTATACCTCAAATATCAATAACAGCTATAGAATTCGAAGAGCCAGAACAAGGTAATATACTAACGGTAGATATAACTTTTAGGGTAGATACTGCATTTAAAACAGAATTTGTTAGCCTAAACATATCAAGAGAGGCTCAATAAAAATAAAACAATAAATTATGCCAACAATTAAAAAACAAGATTACCTTAAGAGAGACTTCTCTACAATAAGGTTGGATATTGAAAATGTTTTAAAAGTATATTTCCCAAAACAATGGCAAGACTTTAACGTTGCCAGTGCTGGTATGGCTTTGGTAGATTTGTTGGCCTATGTATCTGACTTACTGTCTTACTATACAGACAAAAGGTTCAATGAATTGTTTTTAGATGGAGTCTCAGAAACTTCATCTGCATATAGGATAGCAAAAACACTTGGTTATAAAGTTCCTGGAGTTAGAGGCAGTTCTACATTAGTAAATGTGACAATTAGAGTTCCCGCACTTTCAACTGGGCCAGATGAACAGTATTTGCCAATATATAGACCTGGTGTCAGATTTGAGGGGGGAGGTCAGCTGTTTGAAACGGCTAATCAGATAGATTTTTCTAACGACTTTTCAGAGGTAGGAGTTACAAATAGAACTGTTAATCCTATTTTTGATTCTTCACAAAATATATTAGGATACAATATAACAAAAAGAGAATTTGTAGTCGCGGGAGTTACAACAAATTTCAATAAAGTATTAAACGATAGAGATGCTGAAACCCCTTTTTTAGAAGTGTTTTTAAATGAGAAAAATGTCCTTGACATTTTGGATGTAATAGTAGTTCCTGGCACCAACATAACTGTTCCTCCAACGTACACTGACTATAAAGATTTTGAATTAAAATATCATGAAGTTGAACACTTATCTCAAAGCGAAGTGTTTACAGAGGATACTGGTGAGTCTACAGAATCTTTTGCTTTTGGAAAATGGGTTAATGTTAACAAGAGATTTACTAAAGAATTTATGTCTGACGGCTCTTGCAAATTAACCTTTGGAGGTGGGACTCCCAATGTCGATGCTTATGCAGAGTACTTAAACAGTTTAGCGCTATCAAACTCTGGAGAAGTTAGTTACGAAAGAGTTTTAAACAATACGTCTCTTGGAGAAAAGTTGCCTTCTGACTCTACTCTTTTCATAAAATATAGAACAGGGGGAGGTGAGCTGTCTAACGTTGGTACTAACGTATTAAACAACATAAGCAACATAAACGCTTTAATACAAGGTTCTGAAGCTACAAAGAATGATGCAACACTGTCCTCAACTAGAGGCACAAATATAATACCAGCACTAGGAGGGAGGGGGTTGCCTACAGTTCAAGAAATAAGGTATGCTGCTTCTGGAAACTTTGCTGCACAAGAAAGGTGTGTAACTCTATCTGATTACATATCTAGAGCAAAGCAAATGCCTGGTAAGTTTGGTGCACCATTTAGGGTGGGAGGAAGAGTTAATGATAATAAAATTCAATTGTACATATTGTCAAAAGATGGAAAAGGAAAACTAACTGAACAAAGTTCTAATTTAGTAAAAAATAATATGGTTAGTTACTTATCTAAATTTAGAATGATAAATGATTTCATTGAAATAAACAATGCTAAAGTAGTAAACCTATCTTTTGAAGTAGACTTACTTGCTGACAAGAGTTTTAATAGTAATGAAATAAAAGTTAGTGCACTACAGCAGTTAAAAGATTACTTTAACGTAAACAAGTGGGATTTAGGCCAACATGTATACATTGCTCAAGTCACAGACATACTAAGAGAAGTTCCTGGGGTCATAAACGTTTCTGGTCTTAGGGCTTACAATTTAGATGGAGGAATTTACTCTTCAACTTTAATTTCTCAAGCAAATGGTAATGTACAACTGTTATCTGGTGGGGTTTCGAGTGGCGCTAAAAGGACTGAAATAAACTTCATAGACAATGCCATATACGCAACTCCGCTTTCCATGTTTGAAGTCAGATACCCAGATACGGACATAATGATAAGAACGGCTTAATTTGTTCTTACAGACTTAGATAGTATAGCTGATATGTTTTCGTCAGCCAAATAATCATTTAGTAAATTAATCTCTTCTTCTGTGGCATATGGAGACTGCTGTGGAGTATGTTTGTGGTTTAAGCAAAACCTTATCATTATCTTTAATACCTTCACCAGTTCGTCACCCAAAACTAATGGGTGTAACTCTTTGGCTGCATTTCCATATGTTTCTAAATCTGGATTAGTTTTTTGCTCAACATTTGATACATCTTTTATTTTTCCATTTTCGTCTAGAGTCCTATTTTGTCTGGATGATGTGTTTGATGATATTAGATTAATGTTAGATGCTACTATGTTCATTTGAGAGTAAGAGTCTCTTGTTATTTTTGTTTTACCCCCTTCTTCCCTAGGTGATGATGGAAAGTCTGGCTCAGTCTCAGCAACATTGTCTTTAAGTTGAATAAAACATTTAGTTTTTTCATTCAATTCGAAGCTATTATCTTTCAATTCACCAGCAGTAATCAAAACTTCTCTTGGCTTGAATGTTATATTTGAATTGTTTTTACCATCTAGTCTAATGTTGTCATTCGAAAAAAAAGTAACATCATTTATTGGTTGACTATCTGTATTTTTTTGTCCATATGAATTAACTGTAAACATTTTATTAGCTGAAGCCGTGCTTTCAAAATTTGATTGAAACTTTTTAACACTTCTTATTGGTCCTATATAAAATCTTCTAGAAGATTGGTCTTTGGGATTTTCGAGAAAAATATATACCAACTCTCCTACTCTAGGTATTACATTTACAAATTGATAAATTAAAGGAAAAGCATATTTTGGTATGTTATCATTCTTGTCTTTACCTGGCTGCTCTTCTCCGTTTACATCATTGAAATCTATAATTGTAGCCTGTATCCTCCCCATGTTAGACCTGTCTGAATTGTCAACAACTCTTCCTAGGTATATTATTTTATCACCTTTTGTCGCATTGCCAGAAGTGGGACTTTGTCCTCCCATAATGTTGAGGCTGTCAGCCATCATATCTAATCCACCCATATTACTTACCTTTTGCTTCTTGCTTCAATGCGTTATATTTTCTCTCTAAATAATCTACTTCATCTAGTAACGAGTTAATTTTTTCTTTTTTTTCAAAAAAACTATCTACAGTATCTTGAATTTCTCTTAGAATTTGAGTTTTATTTCTTTTTTTAACCTCTTTCATAATATTTTTTTAAGTAGCTAAACCACTTCCGCTATGAGGAGTTGGGTTTGAGCCAGTTGTTACCACTGGGCCTCCTGCGTTTGCTCCACTTCCCAAAACGGTCATCCCAGCATCTATTGCAACATCAACTCTCATGTCTGATTGTAGGGCATCTACTAATTCATCCATTACAACTTTAGTATATTCTTCCATAACATTAGGAGTTCCGTTTTCCAGAGGCCCAGATGGAATTCCTATTTTATCAAATTTTGAAATAATTTCTGAAGTGATAGAATCACTATCTAACCCAGGTCTAGTTTTAGATAATAATATCTGAAACAGACTAAACTTTGGTATTTTAATCCTATTTTCTTTAAATAAAAATAATATAAAATTAGAAAGCTCTTCTGATTTTTGTAATTTCTCATCTACTTTTATACATCCCATATTTATAAATATTATGTTTTATTTTTATTCCAGACCTCCTGAATCATCTGATTCACCATCCTCTTCTTTTTTCTTATCTAAAAATGAAAAAATATCCTTTAAACCAGCGCCCTTAACTTGGTCTTTATACTCTTGTGCCTTATCAATGGAACCGTCTATTTTGCTTAAAAATTTAAATCTTTCTTTTTGTTTTTTTATTAATTTTAAAACTTTTTCTTTAGCTTTTTCTTGTATTAGTTTAGCTATTTTTGACTTAGCTTCAGAAACTAATCTCTTAATCAACATAGAAAGAATTAGTGAGTAAAGTGAATTTATGATACTTCTAGAAAATGATGATTTTTCTTCAAAATCTTTTTTGTTTTCACTTTTACATGCTGCAGTTATTTCGCAAGGACTAGACAGCAGTTCTTTTGGACTTATTGCTTCTTGACCCGTTTTTCCAAGTTCTACATTTAGCGTATCAAATATACGACCTATCTCTGGACTGTATGCGAATGCCACGCTAATGTATTGCATTATCTTATCAATCATTATTTTAATGAAACTTTCCCTAACTGCAGTAGCATCCTCTTCGTTTCTTTGTCTTTGCATTTCTTGCTTAATATAGTTACCCACCAAACTAAAAGACTCTGCGGGATTAGGTCTTTGAGATTCTGGCACCCCCGTATCTACTGATGGCTGTAAATCAAACTCCTCCTCAAAGTTTTCAGGCATTTTTATTTCAACTTTTTGACATGAAACTGTTAGTTCAATCTTTCCTTTTTCTAATTGTTTTTTTAGCTTAACTCTATTAAATTCAAGCTCTTTTTCGGTGACGCTAGGATTGTTTGATAAGGAATACATCTTTTCTCCACATGCAGCTGAGTTTAAAAGCTTGTCTTGAACTTCTGGGTCTGGACTCATGACTTCTTTTGGGCCAAAAATCATCTTAATTATTTGTGCAACCAAAGCCCTTTTGCCAGCATTTAATACTGGTTTTAAATATTTATCTAAATATTCTACATTTGTCAAACCTACATCATCTGGGTTTACTTTGAAAGAAAAGGATGATGCTAGCTCACTTTTTAAATCAGAAGTAATTCCGCTAAGTCCAGCATTTAACACATCTTGGTCTATAACTATATTAGCCTCTATTTCCCCAACAAAATTACTAAAACTATCCGCCACTAAAGTGCTACCTGTATCTCCAGTCAATATAAATGTTGAACTATCCACAACACTGCTTCCTGCAAAAAATTGAGCTCCCTCTGGAGGGTATGTAGTGCCGCTTATAATTCTTTCAGTAGTAAAGGAATCTTTTAACATCTCTTCTGCTGTCTCCCCAATCATTGAGAAGTCATATGTTGGCAATCCAGCATTGTTGGTGATAGAAAATTTATACAAACCATCTGTTCTTCCTGGATATTCTTTGCCATCCCAGTATATTGTATCAGAATCATTAAACAACTCTATCCACCTATTTTTTTCCCGATTAAGTTCAATGTAATTTTTAAATATACCACCCTCTTCTATGGGGCCTATAGTAATAGTTGCTGGTGTTATTCCTCTATTATTTGTGACTACCAGCAATATACTATCATAATTATCATTTGGTGCGTTAGGCGGTAAATTTTGATAATCAAATTCATAAATTAAAGGTTCAGATATTGTAGAATATTGATAGTTAATATTGATTGTGTCAGTAGTACCTCCTGTGGTATTTATAGTTTGTGAATTAGTTTGTGCAGTGTTATAATTGCTACCATCACCTATTGTGGTACCAGTAGTTGTTCCTGATGAAGGAGTGTTGGCTGATGTTGCCGTGAAACCAGTATAGGTAAGGGGGGAACTAATAATATTTTCTACATCTTGCCTTTCGCTTATTGCTACATCAATAACTCTGGAAATGTAACCTTGTGATGATAGCTTAAATGCATAACTTCCAGCAGTTAGACCTTTTATTAAATACTTTCCATCAGCATCAGTCAATACTCCCAATGGTGGTTTTGCTCCTATTATCTCAATTAATGCACCAGGTATTGACACTCCGTCTTCGTCATAAACTTCTCCAGTAATGTCTCCCTTTATGTCTGTAACCTCCTCTTGAAGAGTTCCTGCCGGGGGGTAGTTTATGCCTGAACCTTGAGAAAAGTATCCATTTTTACTTACATCTATCTTCACTTCTCTAACAACTTCATCAATCGTCATTCCAGTATTTCCAGAGTAAGTGCCAACGGAGAAGTCTGGGAGCTTCTCTGGTATGTTACTTGAAACATTAACAAATTTACCTGCGGGAGATATTGTATCAATTTCTTTTATAGTTCCTTCAGGTGGATAGAACAGACCATTAACGGGAGGTGTAAACCCATCTACTTCGGTTTGAGTTTTAGCTTTAAGTATTATTTCTTCATCACTTTTATTGCCTGGTCTTTTGTATGATAAACCTGGAAGACCTATATTGTTAAGGAGGAACATACGTTTATTATAAGCGACTCCATTTTTTACGGTTATATCAGCTGGGTCAGTTATTTCTGATATAAGATACACGTAATTAGTGGCTACACTTTTTTTAGTTTTTTCCTCTTCTTTTTCGTTACCTGTAAAATTGTATTCAACAACATTGGTAGTAGCAGAAGTGCTACCCGTTGAAGATTCTGTCGTAGTTCCACTAGGCAATTGTGGTGCCAAATATATTTCTCTAGTATCTAAAGATTTTGCTAAAGCTTTTATTATAATGTCTTCAAGTAGAAATTGGTCTTCTCCATAAGTTGCAAAAATTTTTCTAGTAAATTGTTGTAAAACAACGTCTTGAGTGCCTGGCCCTGCTATCGAGTCAAGAAACTTGCCAGACAAGTCAAATGTACTTATTTGTTGATTTTTTTTTAAATTTTGAAACGCCTTTTTTGGTGCTGTAACATAAGTGTTAAGCGAATTTAACTTCGACAAAGCTTTGTTTTGAGCTTCCGTTAATGGTGAGTTTAAAGGTGTTTTAAATGGCATTTTTAACTTTTATCAGTTGGACCTTCTTTGTTTTCTTTGATATATTTATATATCTCTCTCTTAAGGTCATCACTAGGGGCGCTAGATGAGCTAATCCCTTCATTATTAGAGCCTTCTTTGTATATTATGTCTTTTATCATTTTTGCAACTCCTATCATTGAATTTGAACGCTCAGCGGCCACTTTTAGATAGTCTACTGCAAACTTTCCCTGTAGAACAAAGTCTTCAGGACTAACTATAGTTTCGTCTTGACGCCTATATCTCTCTAGAGACAATTCTCTTTCCTCTTCCATGTTCTGTAGAGACTTATCTAAAAGCTCTTTGAACATAGACTCTAAGTCTTTTGGTTTTTCTTCACTATTCATGATAATATAATTTATAAATAAATATATTTAACAAAAAAAAGTAGCATCAATTTATAGTCTTCAGAAACATCTCCTTAAACTCCTTGTACATATTTCTTATTCTGGTTAAAGAATAGGTTATTTCTTTAGCTTGTAAATCTGTCCTTTCTTTAATTAAATGGTATAATAAGTTTTTGTTGTATATGTTAATTACTTCATGTCTATTAAATATAAATATAATAGCCTCCATAACCTTTTTATCATTAAGAAGCACTTTAGGGTTTAACAATTCTAGTTCTAGTTTTTTTATAACCTCTCTAAAAACTACATTGTTCACCTTTTCAGACTCTAAGTCCATTTGCCTATCTTCATTTCCTTCTTCTAAGTTGATTTCAGCAGTAGAACCTTCTAGACTAATGTTGTTTTGCATATTTTTGTATGATACTTTTTTTTCTCCCATTAAATAATGTTTAGCTATGGTGCCAAAAAAAGCAAAAGCTCTTGTGCCTTTTGAGGGGTCATATCTATCCATTTTTGTAATTAAAAAAGACATACAATCTTCTTGCAACTCTCTTATCTCAACATCAGAACGAAAAAGTTTGTAGGTAAATATAATATTTTCAACAAGTTTTTTTAAGGGCTTGTATATGTCTTCTCTAAATATTTTTTCTTTTTGTTCAATGTTTTTTTCCACAATAAATTGAGCTATAGCCCTCTCTTGCTCTACAGTCCAATAGACTGAATTTTTTTCATACTTCTCCTCAACCTCTCCTTCATTCACTATTCTAGAGTATTCCTCTCTTAAATATTCAATAGTTATTTCTTTTTTTTCTTTTTGTTCAGTTTCGAATTCTTTATTGTATTTAGATATCTTACTGTGTAGATAAATAAATTCTTCTCCTATTGAATCAAACTTTAATTCATTTAAGGATTTTAATTTTTGTCCAGCCATTTTTCATTTTTATTTGTTTTGCTTAGGACATTTACTTATATTTGTAAATGCTTTACAGTTTTTCATCTATATATTGTGAGCAAACCTTAAGGGCAACCCTTGCAGGGGTTGCCTTTTTTTAAGCATTTTGTGGTTCGTATTCTATATCTCTATCTTCAGACATAAAGTATTCGCTTTTAGCTTGTTCCATCCAAAAGCCAATTTCATGCGCTGTAATTCCGCCTTTACTTACTTCTAACTGTGTAATATTAGAAGGTATCTTAGAAGAGAATCTGTCAAACGTAGAAGCGTTAACATCCATTCTCATTTGATAACCAAACCTAGGAATAGTGTATGTTTTTAAATCTTCGTATACCATTCTCAAAAAGAACTCATAAGAAGAAGCGACATTCATATTTTCCTTAAAAGGATAGTATGCCCCTTCTACTTCTTCACTATACTCTTTAACGTCTTCCAGCTTAATCATGCATCCCGTTGGAGACAAACAATTCCAAGACATCAACATTTGCAAGTCAGCCTGCCCAGCCACTTCTGACCTACCCTCTAGCCAAGTAGCCTCATTGAGGTGTCCAGTCATATTTCCTGCAGAAACCTGTCTAACAATAGGGAAAAATATTGATACATTATCCATTTGTTTAGAATATCTATCAAAATTATATATCCAGTTTGATTCAACAGTATCATCTTTATCTATTACGCTTAGCCACTTATATCCATTAGACAAGGCAATATTAAATGCCTCATTGAATATAGAGTTAAAACTCTTGGATTCTGTCTGTTCAATTGCAAAATTTAAACCTTTATCAGAAGATACAATCTCTGACCTTGGGTTACCTTCTTCATCTGAATCAAAAACTCTTTTGTAAGGTTTAGATGCAATTTCAGATAACTTTTCTAAACTTTCTTTACTACAATCATTAGACACTAAGAATAAAACGTCTGAATCATTCGTCTGATTAGATAAACTATAAAGGGATTCATTTAAAGTTTCCTCTTCAAATTCGTTAATTGGTACTACTACTAGTAGATTTTTGTTATTTAATGCTTTTAAGCTCTTCAATTCTTTCATTATTAATTTCTTTATAAATGTTTAAAACAGATTCTACTTCTTTTTCTTTAGTATACTCTGAAAGTGTTTTTTCGTATTCTTTTGATACTTCTTCTGAATCTAAAAGACCAGAAAAATATCTATCTAAGGCCATGCCAATCAATTCTGCTAACTGAAAAACATCTCCATTAACAGCCCAAAAACCATTGTCTTCATTAATGTACTCTTTACTACCAAAAGGAGTCCATCCTACAACGTGAGTCCCACAAGCCATTGCCTCTAATGGAAAAGTACCAAATCCAGCAACTTCATCTGTATACAATGCAAGTGCAGATGTTTTTAATTGAGATGCAAAATCTTCTTTAGACAAGCCTTGCAATTGTGCAAAACGAACCCATCTATAGTGTGGGAAAAACTCGTAAAAAGTTCTAATAACAGTATTTGTTTTCATTTGAGATTCAGGACCTCTTCCTGGCATGTATGAAATCATAGGCGCCTTATCAGCAATGTTTTCTGATACATTAAACAACTCTCTATCGATAGCTTGTTTATAATTTTTAACATTAAGCCCTGGCATTACCGTATTTAAAAACTCTGTAATACCATCAGAAATAGAAATTACATCTTTAATTCCAAAGTGCTGCCATTTTTGACCAACCTTTAGTCCAGACAATATATAATACCAACTTTGAGCCATAACAATTCTCTTACAAGGTAATTGAGCTGTATTTTCCATGATATTTGGAAACCCTTCAGGTATAATCATTATATCTTCTGGGTTCATCATTAGTGACTCAATCTTTTCTGTAGTTCCGTCAGAATAAGTAAGTTCTCCTTCTGCCAAACACCTCATACTCACATCTTCTCTTAAAGAACCTAACCACGAAGGGTTAAATTTATCAAAGATAATAGCTGGTTCTTTAGCGCCTTTAAGTCTAGCCTTTTTAGTGGCTTCTAATGATGCTTGATTGTTTTGTTGTGGTTCATAAACAATAGTAACGCTTTTGCCTGCGTCTTTTAATATTTTTGCATGCTCAAACAAGACAGAAATACCTCCACTTGGAGAGCTCATTGCAGGACAATATATATATATTGTATTTTCACCCTTATCTAACTTAGATACCAGACCTGTAATTGCTTCTTCTCTTTGTTTTAGCTCTTCTTCTTGCGAAATTTCTTGAGAAACTGTTTCCATAATTTTATATTATTTTTTATTTGATATCTAAAATAATAATATTATTACAAAAGTAAATGGTAACAAAAAAAAAGCTTCGAATAATCGAAGCTTTTAATGTTTTTTTTATATTGACTAACTTAATTCCTTTTGTTTCTCAAATAAGGACTTTATAAATTTTTCACTTTTGATTTCGTTTATAGAATCAAAAGAGTAGTCAGATTCAGAATAAGAGTTATACATGTGATTTATTTTTATAGAAACCTTGCCTTTTGGCTTAGTCTCAAAAATTTCGGGACAATCACTTATTGCAACATCAGCAAAATCCCACACGTCTTCATATTCATTAACAAATTTAACGTTTTTTATTTTACAAGCGTTTTTTGCCAAAAAATGATACGTAGAAACAATAGATGTATTTTTACATTTTGCATACAAAACTACGTCAAACAATTTTGAAACTTCTCCAAATATTTGCAAAAAATTAGCAGAATCCATAGACTTGGGAAAAGAGTGAGAAGAGCCAAAAATTTGAAAAGAACAATCAGTATACATAAACTTCTCTAAATCTACTCTGTTTTCAAATTGATAATGATTTAGTAGGTCAAAAGTATCTAATGGTAAATTTATCTTTTCATCAATCTCTCTTTGAAGTGAAAGCTTGTCATCACTAGTCTCTTCTGGTGATTCTACGTAATTATAATTATCATCCATTTGAACTAAAGAATCATTTTTAATAAAAGTTCTTCTATACCATGTGTCAAATTGAGAATAGACATCTCTTATGGTTCCATCTATACCTATAGCTAATACTTTTTTATTTTCAGACATATGTTAATTTTTATTTAGCGTTTTCTACCACCTCTTCAGAGTCGTACTCAAAAGAAGAGTCTGATTTTAATATTAAATTAAAACCATAAAGTTCATAATCATTTTGAACTTCTTGATTTTTTACAGAACCCTTACCTTTTGGCACTACTGCATACAAATCTAAATTTGCATCTTGTGAATATATTTCTGAAGTTAAGTTACTACAAGAGTTGGGAAGTTTGAATCTTACACTTGCAAACAAAAATCCATCTTTTATTTTTAAATTATTTACGATGCCACAACTTAACGAATCTAATGTGAATTCATTATAAATATCTCGTGTCACACCTTCATCTTCATTGTCTATGGCAAACTCCAGGTCATACCCTTCATTAATGTTTTCAGAATTATTTAAATCATTAGACAACCACAAATTTACAACTTCCTCCGTATATGCTCTGTGATTTTTATTTCTACTATCTATCATTAAAACTTTATACTCTTTTTCTACTACTTTAGTTTTTGACATTTTTATTTTTTTATTATACGTTATTTAATTACGATTTTCACTTAACAAATATAATGAATTTATTTTATATGTAAAAATTACTTATCAAAATAAATCCGAAATACCCATATCATCTTCAGAAGCCTTCGTGTTGTCTTCATAGTTTTCTTCACCATATACATCCTCTTCAGTCATTTCAGCCTCCATCGTATTATATGCTAATGGGGGTTCCATTTCTACTGGGGCTTCTTCGTAAACATCTTCTTTCTGACAGTTTATTATTTTCTCAAACCTTTCTTTGGTACTAATTTTTTTGCCAAAAAGCCTATAATACATTTTATCGTTTAATATTAGAAGATTATCTTTAGAGTCCTTTAATGATTCCTCTAAATCTTTTAAAGATTCAATAATACTCATTTTATAATCCACAATATAAGATAACGCCTCCTCTAGGCTTAAGTTTCTATCACTACATAATCCTTTTTTTTCTTGAAAATAATCATACTCCTTTAAGTCTATACTGCTTAAATTATTTCTATTATTGTTGTTGTTATCCCCAAACAGAGAAATTCTTTTTTCATAAGGGATTTTACTCAGAACAGAAAGGCCTCTATAATCTTTTCTTATGTCATATATTTTTTCTATTGATTTTTGTTCTAATTCTTGAGTTAAACTTAAGCTTTTATTTTTTTTAAAAAATTCATTAATATAGTACCAGTGACTTGCCTTAATTGAAGTGTTTGCAAATCCATAATGCTGACTCAAATTTCCATAAACTCCTACCTGTATATGGCACAAGGTTTTTGAAACTTTATTCTTTAGAGCAAGTATAGCAATTTCTTTAGAATGAATCTGTCTAGCCATAGAGCCTAAGCAGTTTCTCATAGATTCACCTTCATATAGCGCTTCCTTGTGAGTTATTTGAATTATATAATTTCCATCTGGGAATCTTTGCAAAACTCTTTTATTTTCACTCTCATCACTTTCAACAACTTGGCAAGCCTTAAATATAGCTTTGCTTAAAGTTTTTGTGTTTTCTTTTTCTTTTTTGTTTTTTAAAAACATTTTCAAAACCAGGCTTATGTGTTCTTTAGATTTTTCTGATTTTATGGGAAAGTTTTCTTTTTCTATCTTATCCACAAACCAAACAATATGCTCTATTGGAATTTTTAAATCCCTACAAAATCTAATAGTTTCTATACTTTTACCCTGCTTTATTAAAAATTCTTCTTTACTTTTCAGTTTCATTTGTGCAATTATTTAGACGTGGTATAATTTACTGTTCCATTTTTGTTTTTAAAGAAATTCAGATGTTGTGCTTTTCCATTCTTATGTATTATAACATGAGACTGCAGCCAAGAGCTTGGACCATTGTTGTAACCAACTCTTAAGTGGGTTGATGTACCTACAGCCAAAGCTCCATCCTTCCTTCCAGGAGAATGGTAGTGTCCAACAACTATTTTTGTATTCAACTTTCTCATTTGTAAAAGTGAGCCCCTTGAACCATTTGAGCCAACATCACCATGCTGACCTAGCTCCCAATCTAAAACCTTATACGAATCTCTTCTTCCTAATGTTTTAAATTTTGGGAATCTACTATTAATGATAGACGGTATTATACCCTTAATATTACTTGGCGTATCAGCATACTGTCTTAATAATATTGCTGAATACTCCATGTATAGAGGTGAATTTTTTGGAGTAGGCTGACGCTTCCAATCTTCGTTCTTAACCCATCTATCCAAAAAGTCATCATGATTACTTCTTACTATTATAACATTTTCATAAGGCTCAAAAGGAGATAAACCCTCCAACATCTCTGTCACCTCTTTATTTAAGTCGTTATTGCCATTTATCTCTTTGCCATACTGAGCAAATGGGTCTTTCATGTCGTGATGAGATATTGAATATCCGTCAAAAACATCATGTAATATTACATGTTTAGGTTTTATCTTTTTTAACATCTTATGAGTCAAATTGACGACTTCAGGGTCATGATGCCCCCAGTGTAAATCACCTAATATACAAGCCTCTATTTCTTTTATGCTATTAATCTTAGTCTTTTTTGTTTCTTTATTATACTTAATCTCTTTGTATAAGTCACAAAAATCACCACTATCTTCTGCAGATACTTGTCTTACATAAAACGTATCATTATCTTCTATTTCAACAATTGTAAAGCCTATGACGTGATGAAATTCGCCTTTTTTGCCCGCCTTAGAGTCTGTGTAGTTTTTTCTAGTACAAGAACCTGTAGTTAACATCATTTTAGACTTTTCACCTTCTATTACTGGTATCATTTCCATTTGCAATTTAGGCGAACCAAAAACACAGGAATTTATACCCGAAAGCGCATGCATACCAGTCATGGGGTTAACTGCTGTAGGCTGAATCTTTACATCAGACATGATTGACACATACTTATGTATATTATGTCTGTTTGCATCCAAAAAAGGCTGCACTCTTGTGTCCCACTTCTCTTCTTCCTCCTGGCCAGAAGACCACATGGATGTAGGATTTTTATAACGACCTGCTATAACGTGTATATCTGCACTTATGTGTTTGGCGTATGAAGTTAGGTTTTCAAAAAACTCTTTATGTACTGGTGTGTTGTTTTGGGCCCACGTTATTATAAACTTCTTTTTCTTTTTGTCAAATTTTCTAGACTTTGCTTGCTCATATTCTGCAGAAATGCTTTCTTGCTTTTCATTTAAGTTTAGCTTTTTAGAAGCCCAAACTCGTACAGTTCTTTCAGACTTTCCAGTTAATTTCATTAACTTCTTCATTCTGTCGTCCCAAGATAAATCTTTATCTTTGTAAATTTCCGAAAAGCGCTTTATATCACTTTTAGTCATGTCTTTAAATCTCATCAAAAATCTTATTAATTTATTTCCGAACAAATAAAGGGAAAAGTTTAATAAAATGCAAGTTTTTATTAACTTATTGACTTAAGTATAGAGCCTATACTATCTAAAACATCTCTTTTAGGCACCCAATTCATAACTTGCTTTGCTTTTGAAACGTCTCCATATATACTGTCTATGTCTCCATTTCTTTTGGGAAATATTTTGAAAGGTATTTCATATCCCAAGCTTTTAAAGCATTCAATTATTTCCATAACTGAATATCCACATCCAGAGCCTACGTTAATAGTTTGATAACTTTTTTCGCCTACAACACCTAAAGCTTTTACGTGAGCTTCTGCCAAATCTAAAACATCTACATAGTCCCTTATTGCAGTACCATCTTTAGTGTTATAATCATTTCCAAAAACTCTTAAATATTCATACTCCTTATTTAATACGCCGATTATATATGGGATTAAATTTTCTGGGGTGCCTTTTGGGTTATCTGACAACAATCCAGACTCGTGACATCCAATGGGATTAAAGTACCTTAAAGAAACTACGTTTATACCTTCTTTTTCTGAAGTATTTTTTAATAAATTTTCACATACTTGTTTAGTTTCGCCATATGGACTTTCTGCCGTCTTAACTGGGGCTTTTTCGCAAACAGGATATTTGTCTGGCTGTCCGTAAACAGTGCACGAAGAAGAGAATATAATGTTTTTAACATCATATTTTTTCATCATTTCCAACAAAGAAATAGTTCCGCCTATATTGTTACTGTAATACTTTAAAGGATTTTTTACAGATTCATTTACGGACTTAAAAGCAGCAAAGTGCATAACAGAATTTATATCATATTTTTCCATTATATGAGATAAGTTACTAAAACCTTTAGGCGCCCTTATATCTCCATTGTAATAATGAATTTTTGAATTAGTTATTGTTTCTAATTCGTTTAATCTATAAAAATCACTATTAGAAAGATTGTCTATTATAATGGGGTTATAGCCGTTTTCAAACAACTTAACAACAGTATTACTCCCTATATAGCCTAGCCCTCCAGTTACTAATATGTTTTTATTTTCTTGCTGTTTCATAATTTTCTATAAACCATTCCACGGTTTCTTTTAATCCATCGTATAAGGATGTGAATTTAAAATCGGGTAAATAATTTTTTATTTTAGAATTATCTGAAGGCTTTCTAAACTGCCCATCTGGCTTATTGTTGTCCCATTTAACCTGGCCTTTGAAATCCATTAATTCTACAATAATTCCCACAACATCTCTTATTGAAATCTCTTCTGATGTTGAAAGAATGATAGGCTCGTCTTCATTGTAGTTTTCAAGGACCCATTCAGTTAATTTTGCAACATCTTTGTTATAAATAAACTCCCTAAGAGGTGTACCGCTTCCCCATATTACAAAAGGAGTATTAGTTTCTCTGGCAATATAACACTTGTGAATCAAAGAAGGTATTACGTGTCCGTTTTCTATATCAAAGTTGTCGTTTATTCCATATATGTTCGTAGGTATGACCGACTTGTAATTCAAACCATACTGCTCTCTATATGCTCTTATTTGAACTTCTGCCATACGTTTCGAATAGGCATAGGCATCATTGCTAAAATGAGGAGGGCCTAAGTGTATACTTTTTTCAACTAGAGGATATTCTACGCCGTCAGGAAAAACACATGTAGATAAAAATACAACCAATTTTTTAACATCAGCTTGCCTGCAGGACTCTATCACATTTGTATTCATCATAATGTTTTTGTAGAAAAACTCTCCTTTATGATTCATGTTTCCCATTAGACCGCCAACTTTGGCTGCTGCATGAATAACACCATCCCAATCTTTATTAATTATATCGTAAGCTTGTTTTTGGTTAATTAAATCATATTCTTTAGACCCTATTTTGTGATACTTTTCTCCACTGAACTGAGAACCAACAAGCCCATTACCACCAGTAACTAATATTCTATCCATTATTTATCTATTGTATAAAATTTATGACCTTTTTTTTCTAATTTAGCTCTATCATTTTCAGACATAAGTCTTACAAGTTCTTTAAAATTTATTTGAGGAGACCAGTCTAGCTTTTTCTTTGCCTTAGAGTAATCACCCAAAAGAATGTTTACTTCTGAAGGTCTGAAATATCTTTCATCCACCTGGACCAACAGTTTTCCTGTAGACTTATCATAACCCTTTTCTTTTACACCCTTACCCTTCCAGACTATTTCATAATCAAAATAAGAAACAGCTTCTTCTATAAAATCTCTAACTGAATATGCTGTATTTGTAGCTAAAACAAAATCTTCAGGCTCTTCCAGCTGAAGCATTCTCCACATACCATCAACATAATCTCTTGCGTGTCCCCAATCTCTTTTTGCATCAAGATTGCCTATTGTTAACACTTCTCTTTTTCCACAAGCAACTTCGGCTAAGTTTGTAGTAATCTTTCTTGTCACAAAAGTTTCTCCTCTTCTTTCTGATTCGTGATTAAAAAGTATTCCATTACAAGCATATAAACCATGAGCTTCTCTATAATTCCTAACTATCCATAAAGCATAAAGTTTAGCAACCCCATATGGACTTCTTGGGTGGAACTTAGAATCTTCTGTATAACCATTTTCTGGCATGTTGTATCCCATTCCTCCGTAAAGTTCAGATGTTGATGCTTGGTAAAATTTTGTATTTGGACAATGAGCTCTTATAGCTTCTAAAATAGCTAAAGTACCTAATGCATCAGTTTGAGCTGTGTAGTAAGGTAGTTCAAAAGAAACTTTTACGTGAGACTGGGCAGCTAGATTATAAACTTCATCTGGCTGTATTTTTGAAATTATATTCGTTACACTTAAAGGGTCTGTTATGTCTCCGTAGTGAAAGTAAAAATCATTATTCTTATCTATTAGATGGTCAATTCTCTTTGTATTAAAAGAACTAGAGCGCCTTATAACTCCATGAACTTCATATCCTTTTTCTAAAAGTAATTCAGTAAGGTAACTTCCATCTTGACCTGTTACGCCAAAGCAAATAGCTTTTTTCTTTTTTATTTCTTTCATATTTCCCATTTATATTTGTATTGTTTCATTATTCCTGACTTAGGAGTAATCCATTCTAAAAATTTAATTGTATCTTGTTTGTTAAATGCTATCCTGTTATTACTTCTTAAAGAAGGATTAAACCCTTCTTTATTTAATTTTTTAATTAAATAATAATTATCATCTTTTGTAAAAGAATCTGTACATAAATAAACATTTCTATTACTTGTATATCCATCTCCAATAAACCACCAATAACAAGATTTAGGGGTCACCAAAATATTTTTAGGAACTATTTTGTTATCCATATAACGAATATATGGTAAGAAAAATAAAAGTAAATAAATTAATCTATATATAACCCTATAAAGTCACTACAAATTCCATAAATGTTTTTAGGAACTTCCTCATCTGTTCTTTCTGGTAATACGGAAATAGATTTCTTTGATAAAAGGGGTTTACCTGGAAATGTCCATATATGTCCGTTTGAAGTTAAAGTGAAGTCGTCTGAGTCGTGGAAAAAGAAATTCGTCCTTCCAACACCTTCTCTTTCACAAATTATTAATGCTTCTATGTTTTTGCAGTGATACCAAATTCTACCATCTCCAAGGTAATCAAAATGTCCAAAAAACTCTTTAATTTTATATATAGGCTCATCATGACCAACCCATAGCTCGCCATTTTTACCCCACACATCCGTTTCAATATCATAACCCTTGCTCAATGCATCAAGTAGGTATTCTGGTTTGTTTTCCATTTTTAAGTTTGGACCGTCAATATTTCCTCTGTGTGCAATTAGCTTCATATTTGAGATAGATTTACAATATTTAAATTATCATGCTTAAATGTTACTATTGACTTTAGCCCACAAGCGTTAAATAATTCGTCTACAGTATCTGGTGTAAAGGTGTGGTGATGGACAACTCTAGTTTTATCATTATTTTCACATAATTCACTAAAGTCTGGATGGCCTCCTTGACTCCAATCATGTAATTTTTTTTGTTCTTCAATATGTGTTTTATCATCTTCACCAATATTATTTTCATAATCATTTATTAAATGCTCTATAGTTGTCAAAGGTCTATTCCTATCGAAACAAAATGAATAATGTGGTATTATTGATAATACATAACCACCTTCATTTAATAGTAAATTTGACCAATTTTTAATAGTTTTTATTGGGTTGGCTAAGTGTTCAATAAGGTGTGATGTAACTATAAAGTCATATTTTTTATTTATTTTATTTAAGTCACTTTCCAGTGAGCAATCAACATTAAATTGAGTTCCATCTTCTTTTCCGTACTTAAAAGTTTTATCAAAATCAGCATGACCTTTTAAATTTTTAAAAGAACTGTCATCAACCATATTCCCTCCATCAAGGAATACGTGATTATATAAATCCATTCTAAATGTGGGGTTGTAAAAAAGCTCTGTTGGCCCTCCAAATTCAATTCCTCTTTTATTTTTAAGTACTTCTACTATTTTTTTATTAAACATATTTTATTTTTTTATTTATATTATATAGAATCTAAAACATTTATATTAAAACCAACATCTTTAATACTAACATATTTTTTTGCAATATCTAAGCCAGGTAAATAAATAAGATTATTAAAAGGTTCTAAATCATTATATATCTTTTGATTTCGTATATGTGGAAATGGTGACGTGATTTCAATGTTCTTATCTACCTTATTTTCATAATACATTCTCTCTAGTTCTCCAATCACTTCATATTTACCAAATGGTGATAGTGTTGGGAATAGTTTCTTTTCTAACAGCTGTGTTATATGGTCTTTCTCTGTTGAGTCAAAACCTAAATCTAATTTATTACCAATTTGTACTCCAAAATAACCAGCATCAGTTAGTTGATTTCCTATTTTCATTTCTCCATCATGGTCATTATTAAATTCCCATTTTATTTTACTTAAAGCTTCTTTTTTTGCGAACCAAAATGGAGCTCTAATATGACTCTCGTGAGGATAGTTTTTACCTCCATTAAAAATTTGGCTAGCTCCAAACCCTAATTTATCATGTATATTTAAAGTGTTTATAATATCTAACAACCAATTATCTCGTTTTATAACAACATCGTCAGAAATAAAAATAAATATATCATATTTATCTTTATACATCTGATAAAAATGTCTATAAGCTCCAAATGCTCTATGAGGAACATCATTTCCATTATTATCTATTTTATTATGAATAAATAATTTACCGTATTTATTATTCATTTCCTTTGGTAATCCTAATTTGTTTCTATGAATAATAATTAAATCATGAGGATATCCTGAATCACAATTGTAATAGGATGGCCAAAAACAAATTTGTTGTTTATCTCCTCCTAACATTATAATTCCAACTTTATTCATTTTCTTTTTTTAATTTTATAATCATTACTCAATAAGAAGTCTTTGAAGTTGTTTTCTATTATCTTTATTTCAACCTCACTTAATATATTTAAATATTCTTTAACACCTATATCTTTGGATGTTATGTGATGGGTTTTTACATTATTTTCAACAATTTCTTTTATCTTATTTCCATCTACATAGTCTATTTCTAATATATCACATATCTTTTTTGAATATTTATCAAAATCTTTTACATAATCCTCATATTTAAAACAATAATCAGAATATTTTTCCCAAGACTCATAAATTTCTAATTGATTTTTACATTCATCAAAAATATTATCTTTAGTATATTCTTGTTTATAATTTATTTTTTTTAAATACTTTTTAGTTGAAGACATCATTTCTCTAATATCTCTCATGCAAGTAAATGTATAATCTGAATCCTTAGCGTAATTATGAACATTATAATGAGCTTTTAAAATTAAAAAATCTTCATTAACATTGTTCTTACTAACAGGGGCGCATTGATTTTTAGAGAACTCTTGAGATATAAATTTATATTTAATGTCAGAAATTTGAAAAATTGCTTTAATAATATTAGTCAAAACAGTAGACCCACATCTACCCATAGTCCCTACTGTTATTTGTTTAGTATTATTTGTTTTCATAATTTTTTAAGTAATAATTTAAATCTTCTGGTGTTCCTAGTCCCCACATTTTTTTAATATTGAAATTTGTTATTTTTTTACCATCAGAAATAGCTTCATTAAACACTGGACATACGTAAAATTCATTATTAACCCTTACATCGTTTTCAATCATTTGTTCAGAATATTTAACAAAATCACTACCAGACTTCCAGAAATAATACCCTACAGTTGCTATATTTGATATTGGGTTTTTCTCAGCAACTTCAGTTACAAATCCTGATTTATCAATTTTTGCAAATGACCACTTTGGATGTGTGGCAGTAAATGAAACAATTCCTCCATCTACATTTGTCTCTTGCATTTTATACATGAATTCATTTGAATCCCATTCTACAAATTGGTCTGAATTTGCAAAAAACAAAGGTGAATCATTATTAATGTACTCTTTAGCTAGCAAAGCGGTGCAGGCTGCACCTTCAGTAACTCCTTCAGTTTCTATTATTTGACAATTAGGGGTTATTAAATTTAATAAAGCGTCTAAATTATACTTTTCTCTATGCTTTTTCTGTACTACATATATAAAGTTTGCATCTAAATTTAAGTTTTCAACAACAAGTTGAATCATTGGCTTTCCATTAACTTCAATTAATGGCTTTGGAAATGTATACCCAGCTTGCTCGAATCTACTTCCAGCACCAGCCATTGGTATTAATACGTTTAATTTTTCATTTTTCCATTTGTGTTTCTTTTCCATATCAATATTATTTAAGTAATTATTTATATTTTCAAGAGTTATGTCACTAGGCGACTCTACTCTCATTACATTTGAAGTTGCTCTATTTGCAGCTATTAATCCAAATGGTGAATCTTCAACTATCATAACCTCATTTGGCAAGCACTTCATTTCTGATATTGCTTTCCAGTACATTTCTGGGTGGGGCTTGCTATTTTTTACATCTTCATTAGATATTATATAATCAAAATACTCTATAATTTCTAACTTAGACAAAACAGTTAGTACTGTTTTTCTTATACTATTGCTGCAACAAGCTATTTTATACCCCTTTTCACTCAAGCTTTTAATACAATGTAGTATTTTTTTAGATTTTTTAATATCTTTTAATCTTTTTAATGTTAAGCTTTGTTTTTTTTTCCAAATCTCCTTATGTAAATCAGAAGATAATCCCCTTTCCTTTGTTAACATTGATAGTTTTTGAACTGTCTTTAAGCCATCATACTTACTTAAGTGTTCATTCCATCCAATACTATACTTTTTTCCTAAAGCTTCATTTAATGTTTCAAAATGTATTTTTTTAGCCTCAATTAGAACGCCGTCTAAATCAAATATTATTAATTTTATCATTATTTTCTATTAAAAGTTTAATGTATTTTTTTTCCAAATCCTTTTGAGGTATAACTCCAATAGTATTATAAGCCATATGTACCGCATAAGAATTTTTTATAAAAGACATTTTTTTATTATATTTTTTCATATATGTATTTAATGGAACTTCATCAAAACTATCTACATACAATGATTTATCTAAGATTATTTCTTTCCATATTTTTGTTTCAATAAAAAACATACTATTACAAAAATATGGTCTATTTAATTTTAAAATATCAAAATTATTATTATCTATAATTTCATTAAACCTACTCTTAATTACATTAAAAATTAAATTATGTATCTCTTGTGAGATTCTTACTGGGTGGATGCCTTTATAATGGTGTTTTATCTTTCCTACATTTTTATAAAATTCATCACAATTAAATTTTTTAGAATTTATTGTATTTTCGTTTAAAGATTTATAATCAACACCCCAACTATTAGCTATAGCATTTGATATCATATTTGTCTTTTTTATAATTTTAAAATATTCATCTTTTTCTTCTTTATTAAAAAAATTATCTACAAAAATATCGACAGATGGTATTCCATTTGTTATAATTGGAGATAAAAACAAAACATCTTCATTATTTTTTAAATAATCAATATTTTCAATAACATAATCCCAAGAGTTTGAGCTAATAAAAATATCATCATCCCACTTGCAAGAAAATGAACAGTCGCTTTTTATGAAATCGTGAATTTTATTCATATAATTTCCATCCGTTTTCTTGAACGAAACTTTTATGTTGTTATTTTTAAATAATTCTACAACCTCATGCCATTTATTTGATTCATACGAAGAGTTTATATTTAATTTTATATATTTTTTATTTTCTTCTTTTATATTAAGTAACTCAATTAAGCAGGATTTAGAATATTCAAACCTTGAACCATTATGAGGTATGTAATTTATTTGTATTTTTTTCATAAGTTCATTTTTTTTATTAACTCTAAAGCTTTTTCTCTTTTTAACTCACTAAAGATAACATCTTTTTGTTTTAATAGCCTACATTTAGAATTAGAATTAAAAGAAAAATCATACTTAGCAGAGTATTCTCCTGCCCAAACAATATCCTCTCCATGACCCCAGGTCAGATTTTCATCAAACCTTATCTCTTCCATTATGCTTTTTTTTGCTATGAAAAAAGTTCCAGAAAAATATATCCACTTATTGAAATTATTTTCTAAGCCATATGGTAATAAATAATCTGTTTTTAAATCTGTTGGGAATCTATTTTTAAAATCTTTTAACCAATTTGGAATTAGGCATAAATCTCTAAATCTACTTCCGTCATAATTTAAGATTACATTATTTACACATTTAAAATCATCTCCATATTTTAAAAATTCTATATACCAATTATCGCAAAGACAAATATAATCATGCATATAAACTACATTTTCATATTTTGAATTTTCTGTTATTATATTTTTCTTTTTTGTAATCCATTTGTCTTTTATTTTTTCATTAAAAGCTATATGAACGACATTTTTTTGTTCTTTTAAAAATTCAGTATATAAACCTCCAATAATTATAATTTCAAAAACTGGTATATTTTGCTTATAAATAGAATTTAGTATATTTTTTATATTTTCACTATTTGTATTATTTGTTATTATTCCAAATGTAAAATTCATGTTTTTATTTTAAATATTCGATATTATCTGGTAATATTTTTTTATCATATATTTTTAATAATTCAAAATAGTTATTACGTTCTTTTTGTTCATTATCCATATATGCTATTTTTTGATTGAAATCAGTTAATGGTAAGCATTTTATATTATTCAGTTTTTTATATTTATAACCAAAACTTTTAGCTCTATAACTCATATCTCCATCGCAAAAATAATATTTATAAGAGTTGTTATATAGCCCTATTTCTCTAAAAATTTTTTTGTTATAAATGCCAAAATTTAACACAAACTCTTTTTCATTATCGTAAATAACATATCTACCTCCTTTTTTTTCTAGAAATGAAAATAAATATAAATCATGCTCTTTTGTTAGTTCGTTCAACACTTCCTCCCAGTTATTTTCTAATAAAACATCATCATTCCATTGACATATATAATCGTATTTTGAATTTTTAATTCCCAAATTCATAAAATCCCAATAATAACTCCTATTATTGACCTCTATTAGCTTTATTCTTTTATTATTTAATTTTTTAATATATTCTATTGTTCCATCTAAAGAGCCACCATCTACTAATACTAATTCTAACTTATCATTAGAATCAACAGTATTTTGTATTATTTTTTTTATGTAATCTAATCTATTTAATGTGCCAGAAACTATACTTATCATAATTTATTTATTTTTTTATATATAAAGCATCTCCCCATTCATATTGAGTCATTTTTGTTTCAACTCTTTCAAAGTTGAATTTAGACAAATATTCATCTAGCTCCTCTATTTGAGCGCATCCTTTATAAATTTCTGCAGTATTAACTTCCGTATAAATATAGTCTATATTTTCTAATGTTTTTTCCATTCCCTTAAGAGCTAACAATTCAGCTCCCTGAATATCTAAGTTAAGAAAATTATAGTCATTAGGACTAAAATCTTCTTCTTCAAAAAATGTATCAATTTTTTTAGTTTTAACAATTTTTTTATCAACTACAGTTATGTGAGGGTGGTGTATTGTATGTTTTCCCATCTCTAAAATTGACGAAGACTCTCCATTGCTAGCCACATGAAAATCAACCTCTTGCCCATCCACATCAGATGCGGCAAAACAATAAGGTTTATGTAGTGGATATTTATTAATAATCACACTTAACTCTTTAAATGTTTCAATGTCAGCCTCTACCCACAAAACGCTGTGAACACCAGATTCTGTGTAGGAGAGAGCTTCTTCAGCATGGTGAGCACCAACATGTAATATTCCATTTGGTGTTATCCCGTACTTTCTTACTATATCTTTAAATTTAATTAGCATATTAATTGTATTTTTCTATCACAGATTTTATATCATGTGTTTTTGTGTTAAAATTACTTTTACTATGTATTCTATGTAATACAAGTTGTTTTTTTGTATTTGTAAATTTATATCCTTTACTCATTAGTTTAAGCCAAAAGTCAAAATCTTCAATGCCAGACAGGCTCTCATCCCATCCATTAACTTCTTTTGTTATAGACTTTCTAAAAATGGCAGAAGTATTAGGCACTTGATTATCTCCTTTTCTTGAGCGCTCTACAATGTCTTTGTGTTCTGTAGAGATATTAGGGTGTCCTGTTATTTTATCTAAGTCATTACAATAAAATATTCTAGAACCTATAACATCATAATTACCATTTTCTGCAAGTTCCATTTGTATTTCTAATTTTTTTGGAAGCCATATGTCATCATCATCTTGCATTGCTAACCAGTCTCCTTTTGCTTTTTTTAATAACTTATTTAAAGTCTTCGACTTCCCAGAGTTCATTCCGTAATCAAATGTTCTAATTCTCTTATCATTAAATGAGGCAACTATCTCTTTGCTTTTATCAACTGTTCCATTGAAACCGATTAATAACTCAAAATCTTCATAAGTTTGATTCAAAACAGATTCTATAGAACGTCTTAAATATTTTTCTCCATTATATACTGCTAGTAATATTGATACCATATTAAATTTTAGTAGCTTCTATATTTAAGCTCATTAACTCTCCGTCCTCTTTATCCATGTGGGGTATATAACATTGACTATAGTCATCTACGTGACCATGTTCAACCTCTTTCCAGTCCCATTTTTTAATATCTTTAAAGCCTAAATTTTCTAAATCTTCTTTTAGTAATTCATAATCAAAGCCTATATAATGATAATTTTCTGCATAAGTTTGTCCTCCATACAAAAATCCTGTCAAACTTCTCAAAGACATTCCATTAACATACATTTCCATAACCTTTCCTATGTCTGGCACTGATATTCTTAATGTTCCTTCACTTTTTAATATTTCAGACCATTTTCTTAAAACCTTTAAATATTCATGTCTTCCGAAATGCTCAAGAACATGGCATGCATATATAAGTTCTGCAGATTCATTTTTAAATTCAGATAAAACAGAAATATCATCAACTACATCAGGATTAACATCTTCTCTTATGTCAATATTTATGAAATCTTTAAATTTCTTTTCTCCGCAACCTAAGTGTAACTTCATATCAGTTCTTTTATTTTATTATAAATTCTTTCAGAATGATTAACCCAATTTAAAGCTTTTTTATAATTTTCTTCAACATATTCTATTCTATCATAGTAGTCTTTTTCAGTTAAATTATTACAAACTTTTATTATATCTTCCACACTATTAACTAATATCATTCCTTTAGAATTAAAATACTCATCTATATTTGTGCATCCCCAATAAATTGGAATAGTTTTACATAATAAAGTGTCTATTAGTTTTTCTGTGAAAAAATATCTCTTCGGTACATTTTCAATACATATATGAAACATGCTTTCAAACATTGGTAATTTAGAATCTTTAAGTATTTCATTTCCATCAAAAAGCCTTGGTCCTCCATGCTTACTTAAAAAGAATTTTTTTGGAATATTAATTTTTTCTTGAGATAACCAAAGTTTGTGTCTAGATTTATGAAATTTTGTTATTGACTTTCCTCCACAAACATTAGATACGCTAAATTCTTTTTTTAATTTTTTATAATCATCCAACTCTACCCACTTTGTTCCAAATTCAAACAAAACAGCATTATCTAATTTATTTAGCAAATCTTCATCATAAGTTAAAATGAAATTAAAAGCTTTACTAAAATATTCAATACGTTCATTTAAATTAATTATTTCTTCAGGCTCTAATGCTATAAATATTTTTTTTTGAGCTCTACTTACATCTATTCTATCAAATGTGTCAACCCACAATTCAACACTTTTACTTACGTCATATTGAGCTAAATTAAAGCCGTAATTTGAGTTACATCTTATTTTCATAATCTTATTTCTGAGTGATTTTTATCTAATGCTAGCAACTTTTTATAAATTAATGATTTCTTTATTTACAAAAATGCTATTATTTTCATCTTTATAAACTTTTTTATAATTATTTTCTTTAAAATAATCTAACATCTCTTTTAAGTTCTTCTTTAGAGAGTCATATTCATTATCTTCATGTAGTTCTATTATTACCATTTTTGGCTTCCACTTTGAAATTGTAAAGCCATTTAGAACTTCGTACTCAGCCCCCTCAACGTCAACCACTAGTACATCAAAGTTTTCTTCATAATTTTCATTTGTAAGAAAATTATCTAATGTATCTATTTTACTTACAATATTTCTTTCTTCATCTAAAACTCCCTTAAACCAATCTATTTTTTCATATTCTTTTAAACTGTCTAAATCTGTAGTGGCCAAAGAATATCCAGTATATAAAGTTATTTCACCAGTATAATTTCCTACACAAGAATTAATAACTTTTACTTTTGGGAATTTATCATAGTTTTTAGTACATTCCTCAAAATAACTAGGTTGTGGCTCAAAAAATAAACCCTTCCAACCAGCTACCGCTAGCCCAAATGTATTACTCCAAGAGTACCCATCAAAAGCTCCCACTTCTACAAATGAACCATCTTTTTTTAGCCCTAAATATTCTTCATATATTTTCGGTAAATTTTCAATCTGACACTTATTGCTTGTTGGGTTTTTTAAATTGTATTTTTTCATTTTACTATATTTAATATCTTACTTCACTATGTTTTTTTGCTAGTGCTAATAATTTCTTTTCAAAAGGCACGCTCCAAGTTTCTGGGTAGCAATAGCTTGGGCTTAACGTTTTTGGAGGATTGTCAATAAAGTATCTATTCGTTTGGCTCTCGTCATGCCATACCGCGATAATATCTTTTTCTAAATCCTTATCTACTCTTTCTTTTATAATTTTTGACATATTCAAAAATGCTTCTGAAGTTCCTCCATTAAAACCTCCTGCATAATATACACTCCCCTCTTCTGTAGATACGTATGCTGTTGATTCTGGTCTAGTTTCATAAGTCCCTCTTCTTCCGCCGTGAAAACCAGGATGTTCTGTTCCAACTAATCCATTGGAGTCCTCTTCTGGCAATATTTCTTCTCCAACATCTCCAACAAACTTCATATCAGAATCACAATAAAATAAGTAATCCATTTCAGATAAAACATCTTTATTTTTATCGAAAATATGATACCTTTTTAAAGTGGCTCCTGGCCACCCTAAATGCTCTTGTTCAACCCTTTTAACCATGTCATTTTCTGGTATTTTTCCATCTGTAAAAACAAACATGTTTACCTCATGACCTTTCATAAAGTGTTTGTGAACAGATTTAAATAGTGGAGGTATAAACTGAGTATACTTTCCTGTCGCTATAACTAATAGTCCTATTTTCATATTTTTTCTATTAAAAGAATATTTGTATTTGTGAAAGGAAATTTTTTAATAATTTCATCCGTTCTATGTTTTAGGTAGTTTAATTTATTTATAAAGACTTGTTTACCGTCCAATTCTTTTATAGATGTAGGATTTAAACATTCAATTTGTGTTTCCCTATCTCTAACTGGTATAAAAACAGAATGATACTCTCCGTCATATGTACACATATCCTTAACCTTATACACATAAGAAGCAACCTCTGATAATTCTATATTTCCTACGTTAATATAATGTACTATTACTGGCTTCATATTAGTCTTCTGTAAATTCTAACTCTGTTAAAGGCAATTCGAGCTCTTGGTGACATCCTACTATATTAGAAAAGTCAATCTTATTATAATCAATTTCTTGACCTGATAAAAAAGCTATATTTAATTCTTCTACACTAATTCCATACTCTTCTCCTTTTCTGTTTTGATAAACTTCTTGAACAACATTTGAAGGAGAGTTTACTAGTACACTTTCTTTGTATGCCCACATGTGTTTTCTTGGAAAGTTATCAAAAATCTGAAGCCCAGCTTCATATGTGTTTGGATTTTCAAAAGATACTTTTTTTGTAAGTTTTTTTATCTCTTTAGTTCTAAATATATGACCATCTACAGATAGTGGGTATCCAAAATCCAAATAATGCACCTGCCAATTCCAGCAAATAAACTTATCGTCTTCATGATGAGGCTTTATAACATTGTCAGCATTCATTGTATAACACTTTACAGTATTCTTTCCTAGTCTAGTTGAAAAACAAAAAGCATCTTTATCCTCTTTTAGTTTAGATGTTAAATCCTCCTCGTTTATTTTTCGATAAACAATGTCGTCATCTGTAAAGAAGCAAGTATATTCACTTTCTGTATTGTCAATTGCAGATAATACATCTTCCTTAAAGTTGGATGATTCTTTCATCCACTTTACTTCTGGGTATTTGTCAATCAGCTTTTCATAGCCCTTTTCAAATGAAATTTCTGATGATGCGTATATAACTTTTAATTGAAATATATCTTTCGCGTTTTTGCCTATAGATTTTAGTAGTAAATCTAATTGTGCTGCTCTATCTTTTGAGAATACTATACTATTAATCATTAATTTCTATTTTTTCAAATTTATAACTATCAATCTTGTCAAAGCTTTTCTTTTTATTTATTTGCAAGTGTATCGCGGTTTGTAAGTTTTGATTTACTTTATCGTCAGATATTGGATTTTCTCTATTATAAACATATAAAGGTATATGATTGTAGAACACATGTTCTTTACCTGCCATTTCAAGCATTGGCAAAAACATAGCTACATCATATGTCATTTTATACCAATTACCAGCAGTATCTTTCATGCAGGAATAATCTTCATCTTGCTCTGCTATTTTAGCGTAAAGACCAGCTCTAAAAGTTCTAATGTGAGAAACTTTAAACTGAGTCTTTCTTAAATTGTCAAACTCTTCTTCAGTATACTCTCTAGCACAACACTGCATTCCGTTGGTCCACTTAGAGCTTCCGTACATCATCCAACATTCTTTATTATCGTTATAAAAGTCATTGATATATGATAAAACATTTTTATTGCAAAGCCAATCATCTCCGTCAACAATAATAACTATATCTTCTGGGTCTGTGGCAAATCTCATTATACCATTATGTAAATTAGGAAGTGCGGTAACTCTTTCTCCAGATTTCCATGCCAATATGTTGCTACACTTCGTTTTATCTAACAAGTGATGCTTAGACTCTACTATTGGCTCATCATTTTCGTCCATAATTAAATCACCATTATCATCTGCCTTATATTTAACCGCTGGTATTTTTAAAAAAGAATCATCCGAAGAACAGTCGTCTATAAATAGAATCTCATAGTTATCATAATCTTGCGTCAACAAAGAGTTTACACACCTGTCTAAGAATTTTCCAGGATTGTAAAACGGTACAATTATTTTTATTTTATTTTTCATATTTATTGTTATAGTATTTCTAATTAAAGCAATATACGTTTTTTTTAGATAAAATAAATAAAATATTTAAAAAAGATTTTTTTTTATACTATTTATTTTTGAAATTATAAAATTTTAATAATATAATTTAAAATGGAGAAAAGAACACTAAACAAATCAAACATCCTTAACCTTATAAAGGAAGAGGCGAATTTCATTCTTAAACAAGAAGAACTTCACAATAAAGTAACTCAAATGAATGAGGAGATTAAAAATCTTTACGAAAATAGAGATTTTGTTGGAACTTTCGGGTTTGAAGGTGATAACAAGGATAAAAGTGTATCTGGATTCGTTGACACTCCAAACATTTCATATATAGCTCAATTAGAGAAAGATTTTGCATCACAAGATGCTAAAGAAGACGTTTCTACTATTAATGAGGACGAATTAAGTGAAATGGATGGATTAAAAAAAGAAAACAAAAACCTAAAAAAACAAATAGAGGAAATTTCAGCATTCATATCAGAAATGAAAAAAGCTGGTAAATAATAGTTAAATTAAACAAAATGAAAATTACAAAATCAGAATTAAAGCAAATCATTAAAGAAGAGGCTTTAAAATTTAAGAAAAAATTACAGCTGGAAAGTGAGCTTGCCGAAGTGGAAAAAGAACTAGCAGAAGTTACCGCTGGTAACATGCATGAACTTCCTGATGGAACTAAGAAGTGGAAGCCAGAGTTTGAGAAATTAAGCAAAGATGGTGGATACCCTGCTCTGAAAGAAGAAGAAACTTGCGAAGAAGATGAGGCTGTTGAAGAAACTGTTGAAGAAGGTGAAGCCGTTGAAGAAGGTGAGAATTGCGAAGAAGAACAATCACTAGAAGAAATGTTAGCTGAAATTATGGCTGAAGATGAAACTTGTGAAGAAGAAGAAGTTGTTTCTGAAGAAGAGGCTTGTGAAGAAGAAGAAGTTGTTTCTGAAGAAGAA